CTTGGTAATCCGTATCAGTTTTACCTTTGCCCTTGCGCTCAATCTTGATATCGTATCCATCCTCAACATCGGTGATATCCCCATAATCTGGATCCTGGATCAAACTCATCAACTGCCGAAATACTAACACACCCGGAGTGTATATCTTTGGGCCAACTTTGTCATCTGCTCTGGCAATCACATTCATCCAGTATTTCTTTTGTACCCGAATTTGCCCTGCGAAGGCCTTGCTTGCAGTATCACCTGCTTGATATAATTGGTCAACGATTTCACATACTGGACAATTGAGCTTTCCACGGCTAGTAAACTTGGGGCAATATACCCGTTTTCCATCCTTACCAGGCATTTGATGGATACCTACCTCTTGGAAGAAGCGAGGCATATCTCCAACTTCTGGAAGGATACGAACAATCGTTACCCCTTCCGATAATGCGCCAAGGAAACCAGCACTACCTGAACCAGTATCGGTTTCTGATAATGCTTGGCGCATCTTGGCTAACTTTTCTGATTTCGTCAATTTCGTAACCATAGTTTTCTCCTTGAATAGTTTTGTGACCTGTTAAGGTCGGTTTGCGATCCTTATAGGATCAGTTGTTAAGTTTGCTGGAATAGCTTATCACCAGCATTGCCTCTGTTCGCATACATTTCTGTACATATAGGCTTTGGCTATTAGCTGATAACTCAGCAATATAGGTTAGAACTGCACCTAGCCTTATATTGTAAGGTAAGTGCTGGAGTCCTCCGCTAAAGGAGGTAGTCCCTTTTATGAGGACTAGATTTTCGGAGAACTCCAGCCTTGTTTCACAATCCAGGAACCTCATCACCCAAAATGAGATCATGCCTGAATTGCTACTCCCTTGCTAAGCAGGATTACCGATCCCTGGCAGTCATTGCAACTGCGGCTGTATCCGTTTGGTCTAGTAGTTCTGTCTCTACTTCGACCTGGCGTATTCCCATCCCATTTTCACAATTCCATACTCACATCACTCATGTTTCTTTCATCGCGCACCATGCTTTTCACCTAAAAGGAGATTAGCGAGGATATAACTTCAATAACGCAGTATTGATTTTGGTTTTGTAGGAATTGTTACTCCCTAATCCAGGATTCTATGCAGTTTGCTCAAACCCTATGAATCCAGAACAGTCGTCTAATTACGTGGTATATAATAAACTGGTTCGGTTCGCTGCTCAGGTTCATAGCTTGCCACGTGGCCGATGGTTTTGTTAGTCGTGGAGACCAGTCTATTTTACTGTTAAGGTACTATAGATATTAAACTTGCATACAAAGTTTATTTTACCCCTTTTTACTAAGAACTTTGTCCAATTCTTTAACGGATTTATCCAAATTTTTCTCTCGATTATGTAAATCTATTTGTCCAAGCTCATGCCTTAACATTGCGCCCATAGCTACCAGCATATTGGCGCGCATTTCCAAAGCATTACAAATGGCCTTAAGAAGTTTTGAATCGTACTCGAAACCCAACCGCGCTGAGGATAGTTTGGACACTTCTTCATCCAAATCTATAGCGCCTTTAATCACCGCTTCAGTGTACTTTTTTCCGTCTTTTTCCATTTCTGCTCTGGCATCTATATCAGCAGCAGCTCGCTCTTGCTCTAAACCTAATTTACATATATCCGAGTTGTTATCAGCCATAACTTGCAAACTTGCAAAATATGCATAGGTTGACGCCTGCTGAGCAAACTCATCTATAAGATTGTCCTGATTTACAGCGAAAATTTCTTGCAGGCTGTATTCTTTGGATTTTGTCCGATCATGTATTGTGATCCTATAACCTTCTATAGATTCGATAACTTTTTTAGGTATCATTTCCATTTATCTCCACATGCTGCCCACCCTCAACATCATAAGAAATCGTAGTTTCTTCGCCAACATATGTTCCTGTCCCATCTGGTTGCCAATCTCCAGGATTATCGTCCATGTTTTTGCTCCTTTACCAATTGTACCTCTACTGTGGCACTGACTTGTGCAACGAGTATAGGGTCATCCGATTTAGCCCATATTTGAACAGTATTGACAAAATCAGCAAAATCCTTTTCAGGAATATTAGCACCCCTCAAGATTAGAATTTGCTTTCCTTCAGGGTCTATCGGAATTTTATAGACTTCTTTTCTACCGCGCATTTTCTCTGTCACTCTATCCTTGTTATTCCATTTTGCTACCACTTTTCCTCCGATCCATAAAAATCTCCAATCTCCACATCCGCTTTGAGAGGACACACCAACCATTTCATGTTTATACCTGGAAAATGCAATGGCGCTAATGCTTTTACATTTTCCATAGTCCAAGACACAAGTTTTGCAACTTCATCCACTTCTTCATCCGGGCAATCTAACAAAAGGCTATCATATACATTATCTATCAGTTTAGACGTGTATTTGCCTTCTGTCAATTTTATGTCAACTATTATCATTGCCATCTGGAGAGTATCGTAAGCAGTAGATTGTGCAGGCATATTTTTAGCTTCTCTCTCAGCCCTGCGTTTACGGCCCATATCCCTATCGTTTATATACGCTAGATATTCTTTTCTGCCATACACACTTTCGATATACCCATGATCCTCTGCAAACTCAACACACCAATCCCCATATTCCTTAATCTGTGGAAACAGTTCAAAATACGTTTCAACCATCTCCTCAGCTTTTTCCATAGAGATTTCGTTATGCTGGTTATGTATTGTATATGCATCCCCACCATATAATATTGCAAAACTAACTGATTTATAATTACGACGCGCCGCCCTCGACACTTGTGCTATTTCCTCAAAGGAAATATTATCTGGTTTCTTATGTGTTGTACTCATGATAACTACACAACTATGAATATCTTTCCCGTCCTCAAAAATCTTGATCATGGGTTTGCATTTGGCGATAGATGCCTCTATTCTCAATTCCATACCACTATAATCTACTGCCACAATCTTCCCGTATGATTTTCCATTCCTCCAATAGGAATGCGTAAATATATTCTTGATAGGTAAAGATTCTAATAATGTTCCAGGCTCTTTCTCTGGAGTAGGAATATTATAAAGATTGGGATCACTTGACGAAGGTCTTCCTGTAACCGTCCCGTGCATATTGAATGTGGTATGAACTTTTCCATCATCTGATAACCACTCTCCACTAACAGCAGGATCAAGATAGGTAGATAGCATTTTACTTAATAGTTTGTAATAACGAATATTCTTTACTATCGGATAATCCGCCTCATATATTTTCATAGAATCACCCGCAGTGCTAGGATTATCTTTAGGCGTCATAGCGGTGGGTTTTAGTTTATAACGCTCAAAATATAACTCTATCAACTGCATAGATGAGTTAGGATTAAATTTCCATTTCTTTTGATCGATATGCGCCTTAATCATTCGCTTTACGTGCTTATCTTCTAACAATCCACTATAGACATCATCCTTTCTTAGTTCATATATTCGTTTATATCGCCTTGCCATATGCTCATCGATAACAATCCCATTGCACTGCATCCTAGTAAGGACATTCGATGCTGGCATTATTACCTGATGATATAACCTGTTTTGCGCTTCTGAAAGTTGAGGATGCAGCTTTTCATGTAAGCGTAACGCGGCCTCAGAATCCATAGCAGAGTAAGGCAAAAGTATTTCCAAAGGTACGAAGGCATACGATCCACCCTTATTAACATCCGCTTCTTTATGTTCACGTTTGTAGTCATCCAATTCCCTTTCATACTCGTACATTCCAAGGTGCATACCTGCCAAACGTTTCAATCCAGGATGCTTATCATTGCTATCCAATAGATGATTTACAAGCATACTATCCCCTCCAGCATCTACATCCACCCCTAATACCGAATGCGTATGCATCAAGTCGAACTTTATATTATGCCCGATTAGTTTACCGCTATGATCTAATAAGATATCATTGACAATCTGACATACTGTAGCCCAATCGCTTGACTGTCTGGGAGACCCATTATTCGTATCCCACCAAGTCTCAGGATGTTCTATAGGTACAGAGTATGCTTTTCCATTACCTGCAAATGATACCATCAAAACCATTGAATCTTCAGAAAAAGCGTCTAAACTGGATGTCTCTATATCATAGGCTATCCATTCGCATTTACTCAACCACTTTTGCATAGCCTGAACTTCTTTGACTGTTTTGGGGTAGATTAACTCATACCTATCGTTCTTCTCTTCAGGTTCAAATGCCCCAACCATAGCCTCCAACCATTCATCCATAACCGTTTCATTTCTAAGAATATAGGCTGGATGATATAAAGGCACTATGGTAATCTCTGTAGTATCATCGCTATCTGGAACTATATCGGATAACCGCTTATGAATTATAGAACCATTCCAATTGGAAATCCC